CGTTAGTAAAGGTGAAATTGTAAATAGAAACAGCCTGATCAGTATCTCCGCTAGTATTTGATTTAGTATCAGATTCTTTGGCAAAAACTCCTCCAGTCAAAGCATAAATTTCTCTACTTACATTTCCAAGTCCATCGCCAACTCTTTTGACAAAATCCGCAGTAATTAGACTAAAAGCAGAAAAATCTTGCTTCATACTAATTCTAAGTGAGTTGATAAATTTATCATCTGGTGAGGATCTAATCAATCTTATTGAAACATTTACAAGCGTTCCGTCTTCACTGTAAGCAAAAATTGAATTTTGATTTTTCCCCTTTTTTACAGCCACTAATTCATTTGGAAAAGTTATGTCTAAAATATCACCATCGCCAAAATCTGTCAAATTTCTACCGTTAATTGTTACGGTGTCATTTCCTGTTAAACTACTTGTTCCCATAATTTATTTTAATTAAAATTAATATTATCTTTGAATTACTACTAAAACATCAGAAGAATGAATCGCACCCGCTAATTTGATAGCTATTTGCACTAAAGGAGCAATTCTGGCTTCTCTTTGTGCTTGTAATTGTTGAGCGATTGGTTGGCTATAAATATAATAACCAACATCAGTAATATTTCTTCTCAAGTCTTCTGGATTACCGAAAGTCTCGGCAGAATTCCAAGTTAAACCTGCACTAAGCATTAGATTATTAATAGCAGTTATTGCGCTTTTAGTATAAGCACCTTTTAAGCCATCCATTCCCGCTTCATTTTGTGGAATTTTAGTATTAGTTTGCTTCAAATAATTAAAACCATTAACCGTCAAATCTAACTTGAACCAGATTATATTATAAACATTATCAAAATAATCATTTGCACCGTTTGAAATAACTTCTGATAAGCCGTTTGTGCTACCGTAAATATCTGCACCCGCAACTCCAGCCAAATCAAAAACTGTTTGATCTACTGCTAAATCTGGCAAAACATTGGTCAAAGTTTTTAAATTCATGGTTTGGGTCGTATTAGAACCGTAGAAATTAACACTAAAAGCCCTTCCAGCATAGGCGGCTTTCATCAAATTAGCACTTTCTAAATCAACAGAATAGAATAAACATCTAGTGTGAGTTTGGCTTGCATCTTTTACAATTGAGCAAATACCCGTTGCAGGGGTTAAGTCTGTTGTGCTAGAGAATTGATGAATAAAGATTTTATCCTTTGCTTGAATTGAGGCGGCAATCGGGCTAATTAAAGCATCTTGCATTTGCAAATCAGTAATAAAGCCGTAATATTCAACAACTTGTTCAGTTCTAGCAATTGCGTTTAAAATAGTTTCGCCTTGCGCATTTCCACCCGCAACCGCAACGCCACCAGCGGCATTTAATCTAGGGGCTGTACTTAAATCGGTGCCAGTTCCAGCAGGTAATTGAGCCATAATAACAGTTGAAGCACTGCCAACTTTTTTAGATTTAAGAATAAATCCTGTTGGGGCAGCAACAACAATAACATTAACTAGTTTTCTTTGTAAAATTGTAGCGATATCGGCTAAGCTTGAAGCGTTTGTAAAATCTAAAAGAGTAAGATCATTATTTACACCGTCTACCGTAATTCTAATATCACCGTTTGCAATAGCTTGCAAAGCTACTAAATTAGTCGTTAAGTCTGCGCTTGTGTAAATTCCTTGAACCGCACTAACAGCGTTGATTAAAGGTATAATTACAAGTCTGCCATCGCCGCTAAGGATATTTGGAGATTGTGAGAAAATATTATTAGCAAATTGAGCCGCTACGGAATTACTTCCAAAATCGGTTGCTACTGCACTCGCAGAAATATAGCTTCTAAAAGGGTCGATATTGCTTGGAGTTTCAGTTGAGAAAAAGCCCAAACTGTTAATATTAGGAGTTCCTAAACCTTGTGGGGTATCGGTAACTGTAATATTGATAATATTTGTGATGTCTATTGTCATATTTAATCAACTAATAAATTGTTAGTAAAATTGTCGTAGTAAGGCGTGCTAATAGTTTTTTCGTAGTGAGTGAATAAAGAAACAGTTGTTGCAAATCTATTTAACATTCCCGCTCCTTCCGCTTCACTTACATTCAAACTACTGGTAATATTTGTAATCTTAAACTGATAAATTTCTTGTTGATTTTGTGAAAAATTTGTTCTCAAAGCCATCGCAATTTCTGCCCTTCTTAATCTAGCTTCACTATTTTTAGAAATTACATTTATAATAATCTCCTCTTTATTTAAACTAATTATATTTTCCTCGGCACCAACAACATTTTCAGTGGCTGGAATAAATCTATTATTAGATGCAAAAGCTTGACTAGTAGTATCTTGTAAAATAATAAAAAGTCCGCTTGTTGCGGGTAAAATAAAATCTTGATTATAAATTAAAATTTGTTCTTCAGTCAAATCCATAAAATTTTTTACAATATCACCTATTATTTTTATTGGCTCTCTATTCATAATTTTTTACAGCATGATATTCTATAAAAGCATTTTGCGTATAATCTTTTTTCCCCATCACCTTAAATTCTTTTCCATTATAACTGATTAAATCGCCAGTTTTTAAAGAAATATCAGGTCTAGTGTGTATCATTAACCACTCCCAACTTCTTTGATCTAAGGGCTTTAATCTTAGTTCTTCTGCCATCAAAGGTTGTACTACGCCGCTAAAATTAAAATCTTGCTCACTAGTAACTTTTTCAAAATCAACTATTAATGATGTTAATTTCTTTAAAACAACCGAACTTTGCCAGCCATTAAAAGCAACTTGAATTTGAGGTAAAGGCATTATCTTTTTTCAACTTTACTTATTATTGACTTCCTTAACTGGCTACTATCAATCAAAATTTGCGAATTACCTTTATTAGCGATTGTTTTTGCCGATAAAGGTTTCCAAGTTCCATATCCACCAGTTGCAAATCCTTCTTGAATTATTGCTTCCGCATAAACTCCTAGAATTGCAAAAGTTCTTTCCGCTCCGCCAACTTTATCAATATTAGCTTTTATGTTTTTTTCAATCCTTTTTAAAAGTTCCTTTCTTTTCAAAACTAAAGGCTCTTTTAGAAAAGATCGTCTTGGTATTTTTTCACTAAAAGATCCAAATTCGTGCTTAATACCAATTTCAACATTGGTTAATTTTCCTTCCTCTCTTTTTGCATGATCGCTAAATATTCCAACTTTAGTAACTAAACTAACTTCTAAATTTTTCTTTACCTGCTCCCACCCTTTAAATTTATATTTTACTTCTGCTTTACTAGGCATTTGTAGCTCCGCTCACCGTTTTTATATTACCTGCTAATCTTGGCACTACTAAATTCAAATATTTTAAGCCGTAGCTTGATTTTGTGTAAAAAATATAATTGATATTATCAAGATACTTTTGTGGTATTGCATAAGCTTCCGAAACATTACCAACACTTCTTGAGCTTACTATGCCAGAGGATCCACTACTATTTTGACCACCTGCATTTAAATCATTTACTAAATAATGAGCGGATAAATAAAGATAAACTAACTTTATTTCATCATCACTAAATAAACCTTCATTAAAGCTAATACAAGCCTCGGCATAAGCATTGGTAATATCTAAATCACTTACTAAGCCAATATTAGATAGTTCCTTCCATTTTGTAATATCAGTTGGCAAATTACCGATATTGGCACTAACTAAAGATTGATAAAATTTTCTATCAACATCATAAAATATTTGTTCACCCAATAAATAAGTTGAGCCGATTAGCCAATTATTTTTATATGAGAAATCACGCCAAAATTGTAGTTTAAAATCCTCTGGCGTGATTGCTTGAATAATTGGATTGTCGCAACTCATTATTCAGCTTCTTCTTCTTCAAAATCATCACCTTTTGGGGCTTCTGCAAATACTTTTTCGTCTCTAGCTCTTAGAGATTCAAGTGTTTGCATACCCTTATAATGAGTCAAAAAGAAATTTGCTTTTTCTTTTGTAAATAGTCTGCTTTCGCCAATTTTAAAAGTTACTGGAGCGTCAGAATCTTTTTTACCTTCAATTAAAAATTCAGTTTTGGTATTATTAATAACTTCAACTAAATCATTTTGTTTTTTAGACATATTTTATAAATTAAATTGTAACAGCATGATCTAAATACAGAATTTCACGAGGTCTTTTTGCAAAAACACCAGAGAATTGACCGTAAGCAACATTTGAGAAATCAAAATTATTTACAGTTCCAAAAGTTGTGGAAGTGTAATCAATTGGAATATTCATTTCCAAAGTCGTATTGTCATTTCTATACAAAGCATATCTATTTACGCCCAATGGGTTTTTATTGAATGTTTTATCGTTATAAGCCGTGTGAGTAATTTTAAAATTAGGATTTTGAGTAGCTTTTTGGAAAGCTTGTTCTAGGAAACTTATTTTAGTGTATAGACTCATTGAAGCATCAGAGATAAATTTAACTAAACCTAAATAATCTGCTGTTGGAATACAAAAAGTATTCGGGTATCTAGTAAAGTTAGAATTTGCCCAATAAGCTTTAACAACTTTTCCAGCGAAATCATTAATTTCAGTTGAGTTCATTGCTGTTAAAGGCTTTACAAGAGTAGTTGTGTCAACTGTTACACCAGACAAAGTCAAAAGCCCATCAATATCATTAATATCAGGATCGCCGATCATAACAATATCTTGAATGCCTAAATCCCATTCCATTTTCCTTGCCGATTCTCTTTCAGAAATCAAATTAATAATTGATCCAATATTCCTACTAGCTTGTTCTAGTTCTAAAATTGAGTAATCCATTTCTTCTGACCAAAAGAAATTTGGCAAACGGATAGAATCAAAAGCAACATCAGTTCTAGCTTTTCTAGTTCTATTACCTTGACCCATTATACCAGATTTGAAATTACCACCTAGTTTAAAGTTTCTATAATATAAAGATTCTTCGGTAAAAGCACCTTCACCAGTTTTGATAGGAACAAATTCCGCTAAACTTGGTTGACCGTCAGCAGTTGAGCCAGTTCCGATAGTGTAATAAACTGGCTTGATAACAGGTTGTTTAATTTGAGTTAATGTACTAATAGTTTGCTCAAATCCAACAGGAGCGGCATTACACAAAATTAATCCTGTGTCTGCATGTCCTGCTCTTGAGTTAATAATTGAGTTTACCAAAGTTCCTTCTGGTAATTTAGAGCCATTATGAATGGCTTTAAGCATATTTAATTTTTGATTGCTAAGTTGCATAAAATCCTTTTTTTATATTGTTAATAAATTATACCAAAGTTTTAATCGCTACTCTAATAAGATCGCCATTACTAGCGGCTTTATCTAAAGCCACTCCTACCAAAGTTCCAGTAGTTAGGGTTGCAACTTTAATTCCTGTTGGCACTATTTCAACCGAAGCACCACGAGCAATAGCGGCAGAAGCTTCCATTATCATAATACATTGTGTAGCGGCTAATCTAATAAAATCGCCAGCAACATAGCTATTCTTTTTAACTTCCAAAGGCAAGAAACCAAGTATTTTGGTATCGTTTGCCGCTGTAACTAAATCAACTACTAAAGTTTGACCAGCGACATCTAGTAATTTAAAAGCTGCACCGTTTAAATTAGTAAGTGTAGCAAGAGAGTCAGGGTCAATTCTGCAAGAGAATAGATTGTCATTAGGGGCTAGATCAAGCATCCCTTTTTCACTGGTTAGGCTTTGTTGGTTTATATCTTGTGTCATTTTATTGTTTTATTAAATTAATATTATTTAGTCTTCCTAGAGCCGTACGCAGCAGAACCAGATTTTAATTTATCCGCTTCTGTTATGATTTTTGGATTTTTAACCTCTAGTCCGTTTTCAAAAACTTCTTTTGCTTTTTTAATTTCTTCTAAATCTAAAGAGTTTTCTTTAATTTCTTTTTTTGCCGCTTCTTCATCTTCTTTTTCTTTTTCTTCTTTTGCTTTTTCGTCTTCAGCATTTTTTAAAGCTTCTTCTTCCTCTTTGTCTTTTGAAGCCTTCCAAACTTTGGCTAGATCAGAATTTTTTACTTTCTCGCCTTCAATCATTGAATATTCATCAGCATTTAGCATAATTTTTTCATCTTTGACAACTTCTTTTTTAGAATTTATATGCAACTCTGCTAATTCTTGAAGTGGTACATCAATGCCGTTGATATGTAAAAATGAGTTTCCTTTCTCAATTTCGTTAATTTCTTTTTCAACTTCTTTTTCTTTTTTAAATGTAAATATTTTTTTAATATCCATAGTTTTTTTATTATTATTAATTGCATTTTGTAAAATAGTTGCCCCTTCGTAACGAGGGGTTTTAACAATAGCTAAGTGAGTTATTGCATCATTTTCAACTATATCTATTACTTCTCTATCGTACGGCACACTGTTTTTTACGCCGCCTAAATTAATTGTTACTGGTTCGTAAGCGCAACTAACAGAATAACCCTGATCTATTAAACTGATTGCTTTTGAATCATTTACTGTAAAATCACACCAAGCCCAACCGTCTTGCTCCATCCAAATATTCGTTATATACCCGATAATTTTATCAGTATTATTCTCATCAATGCTAAAATCATGGTCAATAATAACCTTGCAACCCTTAAATTTGCTGGCGATTTTATAAAGATTTTCTTGCTTAATCAAAACCATCTCATTGCCGTACTTAACTAATCCAGCTTCTAAAAATCTGGCTTTGTAAGTATTCGCTTTTAATTTTGGATTATCTATTGTGTTTAAAATCATTTAATGTAAAGTTTTTTTACTTTTTAGCTTGATTATAAAAAATAATCTTTTATCTTAATCCATTATAGGGATCGCAACACAATCACAATTATAATCTTCACTTGGATTATTTCTTGCCCCAGTGTTTTGATTAGTAATAGGAGGATCGCTAAAATAGAAAATCTTGCCGTTTAAAGCTCTATGATCTGGTCTAGTGCGCGTTCCTGATATTGACCACTTATATTTTTCAAAACCTAAGCTTTGATACTTAGCGTATTTATATTTACTTGTCAATAAACTTATTTCTTGTTTTGCAAGAAATTTTGCTTTAGATTCACTTGTTTTAAATTTAGCTTGAATAATCTTTTGCAAAGAGTCGGCTCTTACACCGCTAAACACGGTTTTTTCTACTTCTTCTCTTAGTGCCAAAATCTCCTTATCCGTAAAATCTTTTATGTATAATTTAAGATTTTCCGAATATTCTTTTGCAATATTATTTTTTTCTTCCGTTGTAAGCTCAACTTTAATTCCTATTTCTTTTATAGCTTCATCTTTAAAAGCTGTTTCTAAAATTTCTTTATCAGTATCGCTCATCAATCTGGAAAATTCCTTCATGAAATTTAGCTCCTCAAATTCTTTGGAGTAAGTCAGATTATCAATAGCCGTTAACATTGCGCCTTTCATCTTTAAATAATTAAAGGATGTTTGGGTGATTGCAACCTGCAAGTTAACTGGCAGTTTATTTAATTCTTTCTTGTAGCCGCCGATTCTTTTATCAAAAGTATAACCCAATTCCCTAAATTGTTTTGATAAAGCGGCATTAAAATCACCTTTGAAAACTCCGTCCGAATAAGTTATTTTACCACTCCTAACGGCGCTTTCAATAGAATCGCCAGAGTTGAAATAAATATTATTAATCTTTTCCATCTCATCAACTATCGGTTGAAAAATAACCTTGAGGAAAAAATCTAATATTTTCTTTTGTACTTCTTCACTAAACTTGGGCGGTGTTATTACGGGTTTAAGAAATTTCATTAAATAATTGTCTGTATGCTATCTATTTGAATACAGCTAATTACTAACTCGGTACTAGTGCCTGATTTTTGAATTACTGCGATATAATTCGGGAATGATTCAAAAGCTTTAATTGTGACATCGTCGCCAACTAATGCCATTTTTGTTGCTATATTAGCCAAGGTCAAGCCAACTGGCTCATTTTCAGAACCGTAAATTGTAACTAAACCACCAACGGAAGTAATTCTAGGCTTTAAAGACTCACCTAAGCCATTAATTAAGGTTGTTTGAAAAAGTGTATTTAATGCAACTGTACTCTGATATGATTTTAACGCCATTTGTTTTTAAATATTTTATTGATAATAGAATTTTTGATAGGAGCTTCACTTGAGGACTCTTGATTAGAGCTAGGCACAGTAACGCTTAAATTAGAATCTAAATCTATTGATAATAAGTTTTGCTGGTTAATTTCATCAACAAAACTTTTGCTATCTAATAAACCACGATCATAAAGTGCCAATAAATTATTAACCTTAGCCGTATGAACTACCTGTTCTTGTTCCGCGGACAATACACGCAACGGGTGATATTGAATTTGCAAATCATCTGGCACAAATCCAAATAGTTTTTGACAAATAATTTTCAACATTTGGATTATGATAATATCATATTTGCCTCTGATTTCGCTTTCAATCATTGCATTGTAATTTTCTAAATCATCCTCACCAGAATTAAATCCAGTAGCGGATTGACCAAATATTTTACTTAGCGGCATTCTTAAGTCGTTCGCAATTCCCAATCTAATTTCCGCCGACATTTCTGCTAAGCCTGCAAAGTTAATTTGCTTTTGTTGGTATTCGTCTTGCATATCCATCACAAGGGCTTCGTGATAATTTTTGGTTGTATTTGAAAATCTTATTTGCTTTTCAATCTGTTTTGTACCGTCTTTTGTCAAAAGCGAACTATTAAAACCTTCAACTCTAAATACATCAATTTTCGCCTCATCCAGCAATTCAAAGATCAAATCTTGATTTTTTAGATACTGATTAAAAGAACGCAACAATCTTTCAACTTCACTCATGCCCCAACCTCTAAGACTTGGCAATAATAAAGAGGGTGCTTTTTTACCTTTTATTATCAAAGCTCTTGAATTATCAAGCTCCTTGCCATAGAAATATATTTTATTTTCTATGCCAAAATTTGAGTAAGGTTTAGCTTCGCCCTGCGGTTGGTTATTGCTCATGTTAAGCTCCCACAAGTCCACTGGGTAAAATTCCAAAGGGGTATTTTTATTGATTTTATTTATATCTAATGGTTCGTTTGATTTGCCGATTGTATTGATTACCATAGCCCCGCCACCGTATAGTCTGGTCCATTTTCCTAAGGTTTTTATAGCTTCAAGAACATCATTTTCTTTTAAATAATTTTGCAAATCTTGAATGTCTTTGCTATCCAGCTCATCCGACTTGATAATTATTCCACCACGGAAAGCATCTTCAACGGGTAAATCAATAATAGTTTGAATTATTCCATATGTGATATAAGCATATGATAAGGTGCTGCGATCATTTGAAAGGAAATAATAACGATTATTTTTTGTAAGCGTGCAAGTTTGGGAAAGTGTAGGAGTGAACTTTGACCCAAATGCAAGATTTTGAGTTAGGTCATTTAAGCTATTACTTAGTATTTCTTTTTTTTTGGCGGGCATTTAACAAATTATTATTTTAGATAATTTATTAAATTTTAAATTCTAAAAGTCAAATTATATTTCTATATCAAAAACAATGCCTCGTTTTTTTGCAACAAACAATTTAAGATTATTAATCATGCCGTTTCTTTGCTTGCCGTGATTAATATTAGTATTTAATGCCTCTCTTGTCATACCCAAATATTCCGCAAATTCTTTTTGCGTGATATTATTCTTTTTTAAAACTTCGTTGATATTAATTTCTATCATTTTATTTATTAAACTCTTTTTTCCATTCTAAATAGGCTCTTTTTTCAATTTCAATTAAATGATAATCATCTTTTGCATATATTTCTTCTTCTTTAGAATATACTTTTTTAAAGTCGGTTGAAAATGTTTCATTATAATTTTTAATCATTTTATCAATATTAGCATTTAATTCTTTAATATGCTTTACCATTTCATCTAATGTATTATAGCCAGTTGGCTTATTGTAAATTTCAACATAACGCCTACTAATTAAAAAACCACTTTCATTCAAAGCGCCTCTTATTTTATTAAATTCATCACCCTGATTCATATTAAACTGATATTGATATAATTGATAACAATATAACCTTAAAAAGTTTTTATGCAAAAGTAAAGTTATTTTACAAAAGTGTACCATTTTGACGGGGTTTTGACCCGAAAACCTTACATTTTGCTAATCAATAACATCGTAAATTGAAACCACTTTTTTAATGTAATTTGATAAAGCATAGCGGATAGCGTCAATTCCATGATCCCAACCCGCAGTATCATTGACCTTAGGCAGTACTTCTCTGGTGTTTCTGTCTACTTTATACGAGTAATTTTGAAATTCTTTTATTAAATTAAGACAACGGGAATGGATTATGATTTTCTTAAAACCTTTTAAATATTCAATTCCTTCAATCACGGAGTTTTCCCATTTTTTAGCAGCTTGAATATTATAACCCTGTCTTGCAACATTTGATATTGTTTCAGGTCTTGAGCAATCGCCGTAAATTTTCCATTTCTTAGATTCTGGAACTTGTGAAAATAATTCTCTTCCCAGTCTGTCAATTTCTGTCTGGAAGCCGTAAGCCTCGTAATCAATATAAAGACACTCCCCAAAAATATAGCAACGAATAAGAGTTGATGGATCATTTGCAAAGCCCCAATCCGCACCAAAGAAAAAGCGATTTTGATACATTAAATTTGTGGCTGGAGCTTCAAACTCTTTAACTTCATAATGTCCACTAAAAATAATCTCTTCTGGATTGCCGATAGGGATTCCGTCGTATTCGTGTTGATATGCTTCATAATTATTAATTTTTAACCTTTCTGCAATCTTGAAAAATTCTTCGCCCAGCCAGTGGCGTGGAACTTGGTTATAATGGCTATGGTGAATAAAGCGATCAGGGTTAAGATAATTCATTTCTTGATAAATCCAGTGATTGGGATTTCGTGGCGGGTTGAATGTAAAAATTGTAATAAATTTTTCACCCCCTCTTAAAACTGATTGCCTAACACTCCTTATTTCCTCCATGCTTGTAAATTCCTCAACTTCTTCAAACCAAAGTATCTTAAAATAACCTTTGCGAATTTTGATTGATTTAAGCTTTTTTGGATCATCCAGCCCCCGCATTATAATCTTTTGATTAGTCGGCAAATAAGTGATTTCACT